TTTGACCATTAAAATTTACCCAAGCGTGAGCAGTAAACTGCGAAACTCCTCTTCCATCAGATGTAATCCTAAAGCGTTCATTCGCACCACCTGTCGCAACTGTAAAATCTGCTTGTGCTCTAATTCCTAAATCATCTGCATCACCACCACCAAGAAAACCTGCTGGTGTTCCCACATAACCTTTTGTAGTTCCACTTCTTTGAAACTTGATAAATCCACCATTAGCATTGGTGCTATTGTAATTAACAACCGAACTGGAGCTTGTTTCTAAATTTAATAAGCCACCACCACTGCTAGGATTGGTAGTACCAATACCAACATTCTCAGAACTATCTATGGTTATAGCAGTTGCATCAGCACTAGAAACAATACCTGCTACACCACCTACACCACTTGCTAGTTTAGCAGCAGTTACTGCACCGTCTTGAATTGTAGCAGTTGCTACAGAATCATTGGTTGGAGCATTAACACTTGTTTGTGTAAATGAAATAGCTTCTACAGCTACACCCGTTGCAGGGGCTGTAGAGAATGTTAAGGTAGTTCCAGAGATACTATAGTTAGCTTTGCTCTGATAAACTCCATCAAAGTATACTTGAACGTTGTTCTCACTTACAGGAGCTACAGACAGTGTTAAGGTTGTATCACTGTTGTCACCTGTCATAGTGTCAACAATCATATTAGAACCACTAATGCTGCTTCTTGCATGGTAGACTGTAACGACTCTAGTATTAGCCGGAGCTTCTGAGAACGTTAAAGTTGTACCTGAAACACTGTAAGAATCTTGAGCTTGGAAAGCACCATCAATAAACACAAGTAAATTATTTTCACTTGTCGGTGCTGAAGTTAATGTAAAGTCTACAGTTGAACCATCACCTGCAAAGATTTGAGGTTCAATAGCTGAACCACCACCACCTGAACCTGCAATAGCACCCCAAGCACCATCAGCATAACCTTCAAACTGAGCATCTTCAGAGTTGTATCTGAAGTAACCGTTAGCACCTGTAGGTCTTTGAGCTGTTGTACCACTTGGTACGTGTATAGCATCTGTAGCACTGCCAACGTCTAATGAAACATCTGGAGAAGCATTTAGAATACCTACACGATTATTAGTACTGTCAACAACTAAAGTATTTGTATCTATGGTTAAGTCTCCAGAGACTGTCAAAGAACCTAGAGTACCTACAGAAGTTATTTGTGTTTGAGCTGCATCTACAGAAAGTGTATCTGTAGTTAATGTTAGACCTGTACCTGCAGCTAATAAAGTTTTAGAAACTTCAATAGACCCTGCAAGTTGTGCATTAGTTATAGTTCCTGTTAAAGAACTTGTCGGGTAATTCGTTGCATCAGTAAGGTCAAAGGCTGGTGTAGCATCTGAAGCACCTAGTGCTAAACTTACACCACCGTATGAAACTGTAGAGTTTGTAAGAGAACTATTAGCAATGTTGCTTAAAGTATTTGAAGCAGCATCAATAGTTTTGTTTGTAAGTGTTTGCGTACCTGTAAGAGTTGCTACAGTTGAATCAATAGCAATTGTTACAGCGTTACCTGTAGCAGAACTATCAAGACCTGTACCACCTAAAATACTTAAAGTTTCACTATCTAAGTCAATGGCTATTGTACCACTGTCTGTTGTTAGGTCTAAGTCTTCGGCAGTTATCTGAGCATCTACATAAGTTTTAATAGCTTTAGCCGATGCTAAAGTTGTGTCAGTAGCTGCAACGCTTGTTAAGTCTGTATCAAGGACACCTGATTTAAGGTTGTCTACTTCAATGTTGGATACAGTATTGTTATCAACATCTATGGTTTTATTTGTTAAAGTCTGTGAGCCTGTCAGCGTAGCAACTGTAGAGTCTATATTAACTGTTACGGTGTTACCTGAACCTACTGTATCTAAACCTGTTCCACCAGCTATTGTGAGAGTCTCTGAGTCGAGGTCAATTGAAAGTGCACCTCCGCTATCTCCTTGGAAATCTAAGTCCTGTGCAGTCACCTGAGAGTCTACATAAGCCTTTACAGATTGCTGTGTCGGTATAAGAGTTGCAGAGTCTGAAGACATATCATCTTCATCGACAAAAGCTGTAGCAGTTATAGTGCCATCGTTAAGGCTACCAAAAGTTAAATCTGTTATGGTTGTTGCAGCTATTGTGCCACCTTCAACCTTGTCACCACTAATTTGATTATCAGCAAGTGTTAGAGTACCTGCAGAGACATCTAAAGTTTTAGAAGCTCCTACAGTTATGTCAGATGTAGCAATGGTTGTACCGTCTATTGTACCACCGTTAATGTCTGCACTTGTAGCTGTTAAACTTGTAATAGTTGTAGCAGCAATCGTACCACCTTCAACTTTATCACCTGAGATTTGGTCATCTGCTAAAGTTAGTGTACCTGATGAAACGTCTAAAGTTTTACCAGAACCTACAGTAATATCTGAGGTTGCTATGGTAGCTCCATCAATTGTACCACCGTTAATGTCTGCTGTATCAGCTACTAAGCTGTCAATGTTGGCAGTACCATCTATGTAGAGGTCTTGCCATTCTTTTGTAGCACTTCCTAAATCGTAAGTACCATCTGTATTTGGTATGATGTCTGAATCAATCTCTGCAGCTAAGTTAATGCTGTCAGTGTCTGCATCACCAAATGTAAGGTTACCGGAGATAGTAGCGTTACCTGTGACTGTAAGATTACCACCAACACTTACGTTACCAGTTGTAGTAACTGTATCTGTATAGGTATCTTTAAATCTTAAACTTGTTGTACCTAAGTCAACATCACTGTCTGTAACAGGTATAATAGCACCATCGGATATATATAACTGTTGTACAGGAGCTGAAGATACTTCTACATAAAATTCAATAAAGTTATTGGTTGTATCTATTAGTACTTTATTGTTCGGAGAAGTTTCTCCTGCATCACCTATCAGTCCTATAACAGGTCCTTCGGCTGTTGTGCCATCGTGTTTGTGCCCTGTAGAGTTGTGAAAAGCGTTTACAAGTTGGTTAAATTCGTTATTAAATAACGCTGCAGTTATTGTATCTCCGTCTGCAAACGAACTCTGTCTAGTGTAACTTGCCATGTTATGCGTTCTCCAATGTTTCTATTCTTGATTCTAGTTGTTCAATTTTTGTTAATGCTTCTTGCAATGCTTTGATAGCTACCCAATTCATTTGTTGTTCTTTAACACCTTTCCTTGTTATTTCTTCAACTGCTGGTGTTTTTACATCCCCAACTGAAACACCTTCTGGAAGCTCATCTTCTTCAGTCCAAAAAACCTCATCTGCTGCTGCTTGTTTTGGAAAATCTGAAATAAGTTCTGGGTTGTCAGTTTCAAGGTCTTGAGCAATTACGCCAAGTCTTTTTGGGTCTGAGTCACTTTCTTCGTTGTAATGGAATTTTTTAATGTTCCAAGCTTTGACATCATCCCAAGCTGCATCTGCATCTACAATGTTTTTCTTTTCTCTTTCATCAGAAAGATTAACATTGTTTGATTGATAGTTACCTAGTCCACCATTAGAGTAAAAGACAGCTCTTGTTGCTGAACTGTCTCCCATTTGGAAAAATTTATTTGTCGTATTATTTGGTGCAGCAGCAGTAAAATTCATAACCATGCCATACGGCTGACTACTGGTGTTGTTAAAACTTGTAGTCCAATTTTGAGCAGATTGGAATACGTTAAGCATAGTATCACCAGAAGCAGAACCTATTTGTAAATATCCAGCATTTGTAATCCTCATGCGTTCTGAACCATTGTTCTCAAAAGTCATATTGCTTGTAACAGCACCAATATAAGCTGTTTGTGTAGTATTTTTTATTCCTACATAAGTATTTGCTGTAGATTCAACTATTAAAGGCGTTGAGATAGCTGAACTATATATATGTGTTCTTGTGCTAGGACTTGCAGTTCCAATTCCAACTTGCTCAGAACTATCAATGGTTATAGCAGTTGCATTAGATTGGTCATCTATACCTGTACTTAATAAATTTCTTGAAACTTTTGTTATTGCCATCTTTGTTTATCTCCTGCCTGAAGGTATAAAGTCTACGTAAAGACCATTAATTGTGTATGGAGGTTTTGTATCCTCACTTATAAATGTAAAATTGTTACTGTGTCCACTACCATAAAGAGGTATTCTTGTCAAAGGACTTTCAGCTCCACCAAATACGTTAGTAGCAAATATCGCTTCACCAAATAACGATGGAGGATTTATAACACCTAAATCAAATAATTCTGGTGGCTGTGGTATATCTGTACTACCAAAGTCAAATCTAACTTGGACATCTGGTTCTACAACACCTTCAGCACTTGAAGAGACTTTAAGGTAGTGTAAAGTTTTTAAAGTTCCTAAGTCTCCATAGTCATAATCGGGTGTAGCATATCTTGCTAAAATAGCAGTGCCATCAAAAGTATTACCTGAATCGTGTATATACACATAACCTGTAGTAGACCCGTGATAATGCTCTTCAACTCCAATCTCATTAAACCCTGTTCCTATTTCTGTTACTTCTATTCCTCTTGTCTCTGACCACTGAAATCCATCGGGTCTTAGTGTTCCTATGATACCACGTTGCTGATTTGCATTTAGTGTAGTATCTGTATAAAATAATCTGTATTGAGACTTGTCTCTGTGTACCATGCTACTAATCGTGTAGCTGTTTACATCGTTTGCAAGGTCTGTAAGCAAAGGCTGTATCTGTTTAGATATTGTTCCTAACTCAACGTCTCCAATTCTTGCAGTACCAGCAACTGTTCTCAGTCCGTCTGGTGCTAAGAAGATAAGGTCACCACCTATCTCTTGAATACTATAGCCACTTAAACAGCCTACGTTTTCTGCAACAGGTACAATAGCTACAGTTTGTGCATCGTTAATATTTATAAGCTTGTGAATACTATTTTCACAAAATACAAATAAGTCTTCACGGAATCCTCTAATGCCTACAACTCTATCTGAGATTGTTACTGACCCTGCTCCAGTTCCACCAAAGTCACTTGGGTCATTATAAACACTATAGTAAACTGTATTCTCACTACCTTCAACACCAGCAGCTATTAAGTGATGGTCGTGTGAAGTTATAAAAGTTGCATACTTAGTACTATCAACATCTATTTCTTGACTGTGATATGTTCTTGAACTTAAAGCTCCTGTACCTTCCATTCTAAACATAAAAGGTTTATTAGCTCCATCAGCAATAACAATATCACCGTAGTCGTGTCCAGCTCCTTCAAACATTGCAAATTGTATTTGTCCTTGTCCAGTTCTAACTGTAGCACTTCTACCTGTAAAGGTAGCGTAATCATCACCATTACTATGTGAAACTTTATTTATTTGTAACCATGTAATTCCATCTTGACTAAAATAAATATCGTCACTAATACAAGCAATAACTCCATCAGCGTAAGGTGTAACACCTAATATTGTTCCAGCACTTCCACCGGGAATCGTTGCACTAGCACCACCTAACTTTTCAAATCCATTAATACGTCTGTATCCACCTTCAATAGAGACTTCAAAGTTTCTAAGTTCTCGAGCTGCTCCCGGTGTTTTAAGTAAGTCTATTGAATTAGCAGACTTAATTAAGCCACCTGTACATGCAACTGTATAAGGTTGTGAACGTGCCATAAATTAAAAGTATCTTCTATCGTCTGTCATTGCACGAGGAGTAGGGTTAATCAAATTAGATTTCATACTCTTCATAGCTTTTTTATAATCATCCATAGCAAAAGCTGCTTGTTGTGGAGATTCTTTAAACTGCCAAATGTAATATCTTGTTTTAGCAGTTATGACATTCGTGTATTGTTCGGGGAAGACAACTGTGTCTCCGTGTGCTACAAGTTTTGTAGGCTTTTCAAATGCATAAAAGTGTATGTTATATACTTTATCAGGTATTGGACTTAATCCAAACTTCCTTGCATCAGGTGATTTAATTACAAACTTAGGCTCACCATATGCCTGTGTGTTTGCATCATCTGCATTTTCATTGTCTCTATAATATCTTTTCCAATCAGCTAAGTTTAAAAACTTTAAACCTTTAGAGACAAAAGGAGCTGATTCACCACTGACGTTAATCGTGGTTAAATAAAAATCATCCCAGTCTATCGAACCGTAATCATCTGCGATGCTTGAGCTACTTTCTTTTAGTTCGTACCATCTAGTACCTGCTGTTGTAGCTACGGTCACGTTTCCATAGAACGGGTCAGTTGCACCACTTTCACCTGCTGTGAAAAATGGTAACTGTGGTTCTTCATTTGCTATATCGAATATAGACTTGTTGATGGCATCCTTGACAAACTGTTGAAGTCCTACAGCGTTTGCAAAGTTTGCAGAAGTAAGAGGTATCTCATTGAGTTCTCTTAGTACTTCGTTAGTTAAATCTAAGTATGTTGTTGCCATTATTTCTTATGAGTTTTTTGAATTGGGAAGTTTGCTTCTAATGTAGCACCTTTATGCTTGACAAACTTACCAGTATGTTTCATTAGTTTATAACTACCATTTTTTTGTTTCATCCAATGGTGTCCTTTTGGGGCTTTAACTTTCATTACTTAGGCATACACTTAGGCATTTCACCAGACTTATATTCTGGCTGTGTACCTTTAGTAGCTTTACCACCATAGTTATATTCACGTCTAGCATGTTTGTTACCATCGTGTCCTGCTGGTCCACCGTGTTTGTATCCGTATTTCATTTTTTTCATAATTCTATCCTATAAAAAGTGGAGGAGTCCGAAGACTCCCCCGTGTTCAACAATTAGTCGATTAAGTAGAAAGCACCTACTATCGCTTCTGGTCTAAGTACCTTAGAACCATAAACGTGCAATCCTCTAACGATATCACCAAATGAACTTGGGTCACGAAGGACTTCAGTTGAAATGATAGTTTGAGCAGTTGCAGTAGATGAAATATGTCCAGCTAACACTTTACCAGTTGCGTTTGATGTCGCAGCGATATTGTTAGATTTGTACATATCAAATCCTCTGAGTTTTCCACTTGAGACTAGACCGTTTCTTATAGAACCTTGACCAGCGTTGAAGTCTACAGAAAGCAGTTTAGAACTTGATTGTCCTAGTTGCTCGTAGAAATCAGGACCAGCAACGAACCAACGACCTTCTTCAGGTACGTTTTGCTCGTCTAATAGTCTTGCCATTCTAGCCATAAGGTTAAGAGGGTCAGTTTCACTTGATAAACCAATGTCAACAGAACCAGTACCGTCATATACGTTAGCACCTAAAGCAGTCGCATTATCAGCACCTAACACGTGGTTGGGTGAAGAAGCAGACAAACCACTAAACATGTTAGCGATAACAGCAGCATCGAAAGAATCTTTCAACGCATAAGCAGCAGAACTAGAAGCTACTTCTTTGAAGTTGACGTGTGACATTTTAGTCTCAATATCATCTACGATGAATTTGAAAGCTTTAGCACTATCAACAACCATAGTAAGTTCTTGGTCTGTTAGTTTTGTTGCAGTCGTGTCACTACCTCTGGTATAATCAGAGACAGAGATTACGGGTTCTTTAATGATTTTAACTGAGTCTCCAAAAGCAGATATCTCACCGGAATAGTCGGTGTTAGTAATAGCTTCTACAACCGAAGACTTTCTGAAAAAGTTTAAAACCTTTTTAGAATAAATCGAAGGTAGGAAGAAACTATTAGTTTGTCCACTTACAGAGTTTGCAAAGTTAGCATCGGTATCAGTTGAAGGTTCAAAATATTGAGCCATGTGATATTCTCCTAAGTTTAAAAATTAATAATTATGATTTTGCAATTCTGCCTTGTTGCATGGCTTCACTTATCTCGGCTTCGTGCCGGTCAAATTCATCCATAGACATAGCTGCAATTTCCTTCTCTGTCCAAATTTTGTCTTGCTTTGGTTCAACCGTTGTTGTTTTAGTCGAGACCATATCAGCAGCAGACTTTTTGGACCTTTTAGAATTTGACTTCTTCGGTACATCTATACCAATATCTTTCTTAAATAAATCTAAAGCTCTTGAAGCTAGATCAGCATCGTCAGCATTTTTGTATACCCAATCTTGGATAGACTTAGGCTGCTCTTTTGCCCAACCATGAAAATCATCACTATTGCGAATATCTTCAAAATCAGGATGCTTATCCATCAATCGCTTTTCAGCATCTTTACGAACTAATTCTTGCTCACGTTGTTGCAGTCTTTCAAGCTTCTCTCTCAAGTCTTTAGATTTCTCTTCGGACTGTAAGTGAGAAACAGTTTCTACAACTTCGTAGACATCAGGATACTCTTTCCTAAATTGTTCAAGTTCTTCAGCAGACTTAGGAGCTTTGTAGCTTTGTCTATTTTTAGTAGCTTCTTCTATTAACTCTTGTTCTCTACTTTTAAACTCATTTAGTTTAGAGTCATAATGCTTTTTCAAGTCATCGTAACGTTTCTTGTAGTCTGGTCGCTTGTAAGGTTCATCCCTAGTTGCTTCCTGTTCTACAGGTTCTTCAGATACAGCTTCTACTTTTTTTGATTTAGCTTTTGGCTTTTCAAAGTAAAGACCGTTAGAGTCTTCAAAGTTGTCTTCTATATCCGTGTGCCAAGATTTCTTTTGGTTGTAAGGATTGGCATTTTCCTCTTGTACTTCAGTAGTCATATTCTTCTCCTACGGGGGCTTTCATTTAACAAGGTAGCTGCGGTGTGCACTTGCAGGGCTTGTCTTGTAAAGGTAGCCTTTCGGTTTAAAAATGATAGGGTGCTTATGACATAAGGTAGCCCTACCGTTAAGTTTGTTTAGCCTAAGTTTCTGCTCCCTCGAAGCATAGACTTTTTGACTTCATCGTCTACTAAATCGTCTTGCTCTTGCTGTGAAGCTTGAGCACCTACGGTTGTCTTAGTAACACGAATGTCTTGTTGAGAAGCAGGTTGTTCAACCGGCATTACAACAGTCTCTTCTTCTTCAGGTTCTCCACCTTCAGCTAAACCTTGTCTATCATCTGCTTTCATTTCTGCATCTTTCATCATTGCCATTAAGTTGTCGGCTCCAATTTCTTCTACAGACTTAGCAGTGAAGACAAATTCTCCATCAGATAACCTTGCAGGTATACTGTCGGAGACTCCTGTGCCCGGACCTTCAACAGGACCAGACCCAGCAAATTCTGAAGCAACTTCTATCACTTTATCAAAAAGCATAGATAATTGCTCGTCTTGTTCTAGTTTTGACATAAGCATATCTTCTTCTTCTTCGCTTAATGCTTCGTCAATTATAAAATCTAAATAGTTATCTTCCATGTCTTCATCTGACTCCATAGGAGTTTCTGGAAGCATTTCTTCTTGAGGTTGGTCAGGCATTAACATAGACATTTGGTTTTCTAGTTCTCCACCTTCTGCTTTATTTTTTCTAATAATAGGTTGTTGTAAAGCAATAATTAGATCGTTAGGCTCTCCTAATTCATAAGCTTCTTCTAAAAGTTCTTCAATTCTTTCATCAGAAAAACCTCTTTGTTTTAAGTCATTAGCATTTTTAGACATTTCATTTTGTATAGATGCTTCACTTTCTGTTATAGCTGATCGAGTACCGGCATTATTTGTAGGTGTTTTTTTCATTACTTTATTAGCAAGACGACTTACAATACTTCCAACTGCATATGTTTCTCTATCATCTTTTAATATTCCACCTTCTTCATAGCCCATACGTTCTACAACTTCAGGTGCTTCTTTTCGTAAAGCTTCTATACCCGGACCACCTTCTTTCATTCCGTATCTTTTTTTGTCGTCTGATAATAGCATTATAATTCCTCTTTTCTATTTACTGCTTCTTTAACCTGCTCCGGGAGCTGCTCTAAGCGTACCAGAGAATTGATCTTCCCCTGCAACCGGAACATTTCCGATTCCGATGTTGCCACCGCCAGTGCCTGTAGGTCCAAGGTCTTGAGGTTGTGCAGGTGTTCCTGCAAGGCTTCCCATACCTCCGGGTTGTTGACTATCGGGTTGAGCTTCCTCGCCAGTTGTTTGTCCAGCATTTTGCATTCCTATTATTTGTGCCATGATAGCTGCTTCTTCGGGGTCATTAAGTATTTCATCCGGGTCTAAGTCTAAGCTATAGGCTAGTTCACTAACAAGTTTAGAAATTTTAACAAACGGTGCAATAGCTGGACTTTGTGCAGTTTGTAAGAACATAGTAAGTCTTTGACTACGTACTTCTTTTTGCATTAAGCTATTTGTTCCAGTAGCTTTAACTTCTAAATCACCTTTGACATCTAGACCACCTTCAAAAAACTGCATGTTCCACTGAAAGAAAGATTCTCCTAGAGGTCTTAATAAAAAGTCGTCAAGGTTTTTAACGACTGTTTTAATATTTAAACTTGATGCACCTAATAACATTGACATGCCCGAAGCAGTCCTTGTCATACTTTGTACACCTGTTTGTCCGTGTGAATAACTAGGTATGCCAGTTTGTTCGTCTGCAAGTTGTCTAAACTTGTCAAACATCATCATATTTTCTGGTGCTGTATTAGGAAACTTCAAACCATGTATAGCTTGTCCGGGCATACCAGCTTGTCTTCTAAATATCTTACCCGGATATATTTCCATAGACTGTCCACCAACTAAAGCAGACTCATCTACATCAAACACCAAAGACCCAGCCATTGCTAGGTTATCTACAGCCATTCTTGCATGACCGTTCATAATCTGTTGAGAATCATCCATGTTCTCAGCTACGCCAATACCAAAAAAGTTGTAGGGATTTCTTTCATAGGGGAAAGCGTGATAAGGTATTCTATAAGGAGTAAAGGGATTGATTACTGCTCTAAGTAACTGATTACCACATACCCATGCATTAATTTGTACTTCATCTAAATCATCAATATTTTCATCTAATTCAATTCCAACTTCTCTAGCGTACTCGGCATCCATAATACCCCAATACTCAATTACTTCAAAGTTTGTTTGATACTCATCAGTACGAGCATCATCTTTAAGTTGAGATTCAAAATCTTTTTCAATATAATTAGGACCTTCTGTTAAACATGCACGTATTGCATCTTCATTAAAGTAAGGCATATTTCTAAGTTGTCGAAGTTGTGATTTATTCATTTTATGTCGGTGTACAACAAATTCACATTCTTCAATACTAGTAGCTGCAGGGTCTGGATAAAAATCCCAACAACTTACAAACTCAATTCTAGGTACTCTAACTTCTAATGGGTTATAACTTCTTTCACCGTCTTCATCAGTTTCCCATTTATGAAGTTTTTTATTAAAGTTAAATGGTCCTTTTACAATCCCTGTACCAAGTAGAGAAGATTCTAAAAGAGCATTTCTAATTTCTGATGAACCCTTTGATTCATCTATTTGATCATGAATAAGTTTTTCCATTCTCCTAGCAGCTCTTTGTGCTGGAGAAATTTCTAATGCTGTTGGTATAGGAGTTAATCCTTCAACTAATTGATCTTCAACTTGATCTTCAATAGTATCGGTGAATACTCCTTTTTGGAATGTAGCTCCGGGTTTAAGAACTTTACCATCACCCTCATATCCAACATCATATGGGTTTTCTATTCTATTACCAATATCATCTGGTAACTCACCACCACCCATAGTACTTTCAATACCGGGTGCACCTGTTTGAGTGTCTAAGTGTGCGTTAGCTAGTTCACCTTCAGGTATTTTAGTTTCAGCAATACCAATTGGAAACTTACCTGTACCAAAGATTACATCAACTAGTTGACCAAAAGCAGCAAGTACTTTTGTTTTAGTAATCTTAACAAAGATACGAGACTTTTCAGAGTCTCTAAATTTAACAGACTTATTGTAAAGACCTCTGTAGTTTTCATAAGCCTTGAGCCATCTTCTTTCATCTGAATTACGAGCATCTTCTGCTTGATAAAATCTACTTTGAATTATTCCAACAAGATTACTTTTTTGTTCTAGCTCTAAAGCTAAGGTTTTACCCGCTTCTCCTTCTACATCTTCATAGATATAGTCAGCGTTTAAAAATGTATTCTCATTATCTGCCATATTTTAATATCCAAATGTAGAGTCAGAAGGAAGATGTATTTCTCTTTTAATTCCTCTAAGTCTTTCTAATGGGCTTTCCATTCTTGGTCTGCTCATTATCATATAACGCAAAGCATCATATGCGTGGTCTGAAGCATGTGTATCTACATCTTCAGGGTTAGTTTTAGATAACGGTATACTTTGGAGTTCTCGTATTAGATTAGGGCAAGTATTAAATATTTGCAGCTTTGGTCTACCGTTTTCTCTAACCTTTAGAAACTCATGTATTTGAATTTTACCTTGTATTCTATTTTTATCAGCACGTCTTAACTTATGACCTGCTCTTACTAAGGCTTCGCCAACAGTAGGTCCGGTTGTACCGGTTTTTGCCCACGCTGCTGTATCTAATACACCGGGAACCGAAAAAGGGTCCACGAGTTCCATATCTCCTATTATAGTCCCTAATTCTTCTCCTGTCAAGCCTTTTTTGTATAATTCTCTATAAATTATTAAAGTTCCATCATTTACATCTATAGTTCCCCATAAACAACAGCTTTCTGAAGCATAACCATAGTCAATACCTTTTACTCTTTCCCATGGTAAAGGTATTTCAAAAGGTGTTATAATATGTAGTTTTGGATCAAATTCTACAAAGGCTGCTCCTTCGGATACTTCCCAGTTACCTTCAAGCAGTTGTCTACGTTGAATAGGCGGTAAAGATTTAAGCATCTGCTCATACACACCGTCTTCTGCAAGGTAAGGGTTATCAGCTAACTTAGCCGGAATAAACTTACGTGTTAATCCATCATTCCCTACAAAAGACTGATTAAATTCTGAAGGTTGGATATATCTTTTTTTAACCCAATGTGCACCAACACCACCGGGGTTGGCAGTACATCGAAGGTAAGTTTCTATTTCGGGGTCAGTGGTACGAAGACGAGAAGCTAAATAGTTCCAGCTAAACTCTGTGGGCAAGTGAGTAATTTCATCAAACCCTATCCAAGAGTAGGCTTGTCCTTGATACCTGTACACGTCTGCATCCCTTTCAAGGAATCCAAACTCAACCTTTGCACCGCTTGGAAAATTCCAAAGCTTTTCAACTTCTCTGAACTTAGCACCGGGAAATGCTTGTGGATATAGTTCACGAGACTTGTCAATCATTTCACGAAGTTCTGGCATAGAACGTCTGAGGATTAAAGCTCTGTGTGCTTTCTTGTGGCAATACCTTAGTGGGTCTACGATCATAGCAAATGATTTACCACCACCGGCAGCTCCACCATAAAGTACATCTTTTTCACCGGCAGCAAGGAAGTCTGTTTGAGGTCCTTCGTTAGCGTGAAAAATAACTTTAGAGTTTTTAAGTTGTTCTTGTATAGTAGGCTCTACAGTTTGTAACTCTTCATCACTAACAATGTTTGATGTTGTTTTTTCTGTAGCTTTTTTTAAAACTTCTTGTTGTTGTTTTAATCTTTTTTCTTTTTGCTGTAAGTTTTGTTTTGCCTTATCAATTTTTTTCTTCTTTTTTTCTAAAGTTTTTTTATGTTTAACTTCTAAAGAAGAACCACTATCTAAATAGTTTTTTAACGAAACATGGCTAATTTTACGATTTGATTCTTTTTGAATTAATCTTGCAGCTTCTCTTAATGAATATTTTTGTTGTTTAATACCTTTAAGGTATTTATTTAGAATATCTAATTCTTGTGGTATAGGTTTAAAATAACCTTCTATTTCACTTATTTCATAGCCGAAAGGTATAATTCTTCCTTTCTTCTTAAGATAATCTTTTGGAATATCAGACATTACTTAACTTTTCTATACTTCCTAACTTTTCTTGCAGTCTTTTTTGGTTGTTTAGAATGTTGTTTGCCTTTTTTAGTATCTTCTCTTTTCTTTTTTGAAGTAGCTGCATACTCTTGAGCTGATAAAGATTTAATAGCTTTTTCAGGTAAATAGCGTTCTCCAGTCTCAGAAGATTTCTTTCCAGACTTGGTTCTCCATTTTTGTTTGGTCCAAGCCCTTAAAGACTTCTGAGATTTTTTAAGTGCCATTATTTATATCCACCACCAGCAGCTTTATATTCTTTTGCTAAAAGCTGGGCTTTCCGAGCTGACCATTGTCCGGCTTTACCTCCTCTTGTACCAGCTTTGATCTTCTCGAAAAGTCTCTTACGCATACTTGGCTTGGTGTAATTACCAGCTTTGTTGACCGTAGATTTCTTTTTAGGTTTAGTTGTTGTTTTCTTTCTTGGCATTTTTTTCTCCAAATATTCTATCCCAATTATCTCTATAGTCTTGCGTATAAAATCCTGGTCTAGGATTAGCACCTTTACTATCTGATTTTTTATAGACGTGGTTTCTAAATGAAACTGGCTTTTCGTCTGTTCCTATTTGTTTTCCCATATTAAAATACTTTTGAGTTTATATAAAATACTAATAACATTAAACCAAACACTGCTACTTGAACAACTGACATCAAAGCAACAATGCTTAACTGTCTATCTGCCCACCAGTTTAGTTCAGTCTGTTGCCATTCATCAAACTCTTCGGGTGTAGCATTTTCAACTTGAGGTTGCATTACCACTTTACCTTATCAGCCCAGTAAGCTGCTGACATTTTACCTCGTTTAATGTTTTTAGAATGACGAGCTTTAAACGATTTACGTTTGGCTTTCATACGTGCTGACTCACCTGCTTTAGGTTTACCTGCAGTCTTAGCTCCCTGCTCACCAAATCTAATAGTTTTAACTTTGTCACCTTCTTTGGCAACAACCACATGTGATTTCTTAGGGTGATTAGGTGTACGCTTAGGTTTATTATAACCACTAACTCCAGCTCTTTCAAGTCTTGAGTCTTTCTTTTTAGCCTTGCCACCTTTTCTAAGTTGTAGTCTTTCTTTTAACATTAGTGTATTGTCCTGTCTTCTTTTTTAGGTATAGTATTTAAGTATTCTTTTTCTAGATCATCATCTACATAGATGCTATCTAACTCACCTACAACAACCAGATGATTCTGGGCTGCAGCTATCTCTGCTTTTTCATAAGATGAAGCTACGATGTTAGGACCTGCAAAGGTTGTCCCGTATGCTTCGATCTCAGTCAGAAATATCTTCATATTAAGTTCCTGTAGACGTTGATGTCATAGTAGAAGTATTACCATGTACAGTTGTCCAAGTTTCTAAAGAACCTTGATGCTCACAAGGAACATAATTTAAAATAATTAAGAGTACGAATAGCTCCATTATAGTTCTTCGTAGTCCGCATCATCGGCTACAATGTCAATCGCCTTTTTCTCAGGGAGAATAAATATACCACCAGAAACGTTATGATCTATAGACATTCTTTCTTGTTTACCTAAACCAACTCTATCAAGAATAGTTTGAGCTGCTTGAAGCTTTACGTTGGCTTGTGGCATAGCATCAGCAGTAGCCATAACTTCAACAAGCTTAAAAGCTGCTGAAGGGGCTTCCCTTGCAAGTACATTTGAGGCTAACTCAACTATTTCGTCTTTTAGACTTTTAATTACTTGGTAGTGATTGCCTGAGTATCCTGCAAGTTCGGCTGAAAGTTTCAGATTACCCTTGGTTTCAATAATATTATCCAAGAATAACTGTTGTTTTTCTGTTAATCTACGTTCCGTTGGTAAATTGTTCATACTCTTTATTATACATCTGGATAATTATTTGTCAAGTTTTTTATAGTTTTTTATATTATTTTTATAAACCCCTTGACAAAACAGGAAAAAGAGTATACAATAACATTGTAGGCTCCCCCGGTTGTATAGTATATAACCACCCCTCCTAGCCTTTCTTATCCTAACACTCACTTCAGAGTACTTTAAAGAGCTATAAAGTTACACAAGCCCGATCTAACCTGTTTAGCCCTGTGGTTTTAACACTCGAAAATAGCTTGAAATGTTCGATCAGTAGTATATATAGGGGTACCCCGTAGGGTGGATCCTGCCTCCCCCTATATAAATAACTTAAAAGAACTTAAAAGAACTTTAAGGGCACCACTTCAAAAACTTAATAGACTTGAAAAGACTATCAATAATTTTTAAGTGTTCCGATCAAGACTGATGAGACCTGAAAAGTTTTAACAATTCCAAATAAACTTATTAAGTCTGTAATATTTAATTTTCAGTACTTGGTAGGACTTAACAGAACTCAATAAATTTATTGAAACTAAAAGGACTGCAGCAAGATACCCCTTAAAATCTCAGCAAATTAAACAGATCATGAAAATCTAGGCGTTAACTAGATCAAAATAACAGCTAGAAGCTTCTTAGAGCTTCACTGTTAAACGATAGGGTATAGGGTGGCTAGGTAAGTACTAGAAAAATATTAGCGTTCAATACAGAGCTTCTCAGAGCTTCAGAGTTATTTTTAATATTTGATACTTAAATTTATTGAAATTGATTAAATGGGGTTTATTTTGGACAAAAAAAAGGGACTCCGTAGAATCCCTTTAATTTAAAAATCTAGTTGCTAGATTCTTTTAGTTTTTGCAGTGCTAGGTTGAAAAGCCTTAGGCATTCTTTTCACTGTTAGATATTTATCAAGGACTGCAATATCTTTATTCAGTCTAGCTAGTTTAGTTTCTCGATCATAAGTTAAAAATTCAGCTCTGATTAGCCGTCTTAATTCAGCAAATTTTTGTTTTTTTGCTGAAGTTTCCTTGGGTGCATCTGAAACATCATTAGCTAGATGCCAACAGACCTTATTGATTAACTTGTAAACATCGCTAGTTTCTACTGCGTTTAGTTGTGAGTTAGATTTTTTCATATTATATTTTCCTATAAAATACTGTATATATATACAGTGTTAAAAAATGATCATTTCTGATCGGTTGACCCATTCTAGCAAAAAAAAATTTCAGATGTCAAATAATTTTTTTTCAATCTTTTTTTCAGCCCCTTTTAGTAAAATTACTTAAATATTCAAAGGATTGCAACGACCATTATAAATCAGACTTATAATACTATAGTTACTATAGTAACCACAAGATTGCAACAAAGCCCACAACCACGCAGGTTTCAGAGGGGTATTGACAAAGTTTTTTTGTCGTGCCAAAATAGAAAAACATCGAGGAACAATGTTGTTGCCGATATTTAAATAGGAAAATCACATGATACAAATCAAGTATATATTTAAAGAACGAAATCAAAATGGCTCACGCCAAGTTGAGAGTATTCAAACAGTAAAGTCTAATAATTACAAGGATTACATCAACAAAGCCAAAGATTACAACAAGCAAACTTCAAATGATCTTTATATTTCTGAAGTTACTCATTGTAATGTATCCCCTAGACAAACAACTTGTTTAGGCTTCACAAGAATTGAAACACCTTTGAATGATTTTAATATCAAAGCTAGAGATTTAAAGTATTCTCAATTAGGTAACAATCCTTTCAATTGTGTTTACAATATTCCAACATTAGAATTTTAATTATAGGAGAAACTTATGGAAAACGATGATTGGGAAGTTTTTAAAGATTTTATGGAACAAGAAGTATTAAAACTTAAAACCATAGAAGAATTTAGAAATGAATATCAAGAATTTGATAGTATTGATCAAGACTTGACAAACTTTGACAAGAAATGATAAGCTATATAGACTAAGCAGTATTGAGCAACTGTTTAACAATCTTTATTGTTATCTTTACTGTTCTTTACTGTTTAGCTTTATAAAACTTTATAGAGATTATATCACAACTAATGTTAAATTACAAGGAAAATTATGAAACAAGGACATTTAATTAATAAAATAAACCGTTTAATACCAAAAGCTAATGCTGTTCCATTATCAGAGTTTTATGATAATGATACTTACAAAGGTATTTGGTTTAAAGGTAGTGGAAATATTTATAAAGATCAGCTTATATTTGAAAGCTGTGGCTATAATGATTATATTCATCCTGAATTAGAAAAAATATTAGATGATGCAGGGTGGTATTGGGAACCTTATGATATGGGAACCTTATTAGCTTATGAAAATTAAGTGTGGGTGGCTTGACAGATTGTTTTTTGCCATGCTATACTGTTTTAGCAAACGAAGACAACAACAATTTATTTGGATAAGCATTAAAAGAGCCGATAATAAACTCGGATATAATGATTAACTTGCTTATCAAGGGATAATGAGAAACTCCAGCATACAATAATTTAAAGACAATCTGCAAGAAACTCACCCGATCTATATAGACATCATTGCGATTATATAGAAAATTCCCAGTTGCTAGTTGATGGGTACAAATAACTAGCATTTTTATTAATATTTAGTTCTTTGGAACTATACTAAACTATGAGGATAGTACATTATGTCAAAAACAACTTACAGTCGAAATGGTAGTAAAACTACTCAAGCTATTAAAACTGCATCGCCTGTTCCACAATGGTTGTGGGACTTTTCACATAAACAACTAAATGCAAATATTGTAAGAATAAGAGCAATTGAAGATAGATTTGGTTATGAGCAAGGCGAGACTTTTGATTCATTTCATTATGGAAAAGTTTCAGTTTATCGTCAAAGATCAAATCCTCAAAGAGCTTTATATTTTTCAAGAAAAATTCCATTAACTAAACAAAATAAAGGAATGCAAATACTTGAAATGAATCGTGTAAAAATGAATGTTGACAATACACTAAGTTCTTTACAACATATTAAATATGTAACTGAAACAGGGTATCTTAAAAGACTATTCAATAGAATAGTATTTGGAGTTCCTATGACTTTAAATTCCTAGTCGTAATAATCTAGGTAGTGCATGGATTAAAATACCTGTCCATGTATCTCAAGAACAAGGTGCAGAATTTGGTAGTTTACTGTGGAGAAAAAACTACCACTACACTTTGTAGTTAGGAGTGAGCCTTTGTAAAATCCCACTGGTCTTATATGTCTGAAGTGCGAGTTAAGGATAAAAGTAAATGAGAACTAAACCACCATGCACTAACTACAAATTTGTCCGAGTAAGGAATGGACAAGACTCATCAGTCCCTAGAGTGTGAGTATAAATCTAAAATAGGGAGTTTGGTTTACTGAAAAACCAGTGTTGACAGGCACTATAAAAACCGATAGTTATGTTGCTGTTGGAGGAGTTGGTAGTCATCTTCGGAACTAAAAAACTACCACTTAATTTTATAGGAGAAACTTATGAGTAACGAGATTAACAGCACTATCATGGACAACATGAGAGATAATGTACATGAGCTATGGGTACTTGACAGTCGACCAGACTTAGAAGCTGATTGCCTAGAGTATTGTTATGAAAATATTCATACACCTGTACCCTATGCAATGATTGAGTTTTTATCTCAGCATTGTAGTCAAGCAATATCAACTCAAGATTTAGAACACATGGAGAAAGACAATGCCTAAATATAATTTGCTATCTAGTGGTAGCACCAAGATTGAAAAAAGCAACAAGCTATCTGACGAATACTTTAGTCGTATAATTTATCTAGCTTCTGATGATGAAGCAGATGGTAAGAGAACTGTATGTCCTTATGCTAAGATTGCCAAGTGCAGTGAGCCATGTTTAGACACAGCAGGTATGGGTAAATTCTCTAATGTTCGCAAGGCTAGAGTCAGGAAAACTCTACTGTTTTTAAATGACCAGCAGGAGTTCATGAGACAGCTTGTACAAGATGTAAATAAATTCTTGAAGGAATGTGATAGGCTTGGTAAAAAACCTGCCCTACGCCTTAATGGTACAAGTGATATTCAGTGGGAACATATCGAGGTTAATGGACATGAAAACATCTTTGCCATGTTTCCACAGATTCAGTTCTATGACTACACAAAAATTCCAACACGAAAGGTAGAGCACATACCTAATTATCATTTGACTTGGAGTTATTCCGAAGCTGATGATAAGTATGCTTCTCTAATTGATAAAGTATCAAACAACATAGCAGTAGTCTTTCGTGATGCTCTACCTAAAGTGTTCAAAGGATTTAAAGTAATTGATGGGGACAAACATGACATGAGATTCTTGGATGAAACTCAAGTGGTGGTAGGTCTTATCGAAAAAGGTGAAGCCAAGAAGGATACTTCAGGCTTTGTAATTGATTTAATAAATGCGAGGGCAATATAATGTATGCAGTAAACGAAACAACACTAACAGACTTAGAAAAATTAGATAAAAAAATACATGATAGGATTGGAGACTTAACCTTTAGACAAGAAGATGTAGAGTCTTGCATTGATAATGCACAAGACGACATCATAGATTTAAACAATGAGGTTGTTGAGTTAAGACAAACTGTTGAAGACTTACAAGATATTATTCAAGAACTACAAGATAAATTGGAGGAACTAACTGATGGATAAAGAATACACAATAATAGAAAAAGCAGTAGCAAAAGCATTCTTTAATGGCTATGGTTTGATGTTTAAGTATCACAAAATTGAAACAGGTGAGCATGAACAACGAATGCTGTTGACTGTATCAGATATTAAATACAACTCTGATGATGATATATTAGTAGGTGGTTGTATCAATACTGATGGTGATTACAGACAATTCTTTTTAGAAAACATGATGTCTGTTAAACCTTTTAAGTATGTGTCTATTGACTAGGTAAAATATTTTATGATACAATATAAAGAAATTAAAGTAACAGCAAAAGTAAAAGCTAAACATATAATATCAGATGAGCTTATGAAAGTGTTTGATACTTTAAAGATAGACCCTAAATCTATAGTAGATGATTGGGATGTAATGACAACAAAAGAACAAGAAGCAGTTAAAGATCATGTCAGTTTGTTTGAAGACAGGATACATAAACTACTTGGTGTTAAATTTAAGGAGATAATAAGTGCGAGTAATTTTAGTAAATCCATTTGACGAGACAGTCAAAGAAGTCGTATATGGTGGGGACTATAAAGAAATCTATGATCTAATAGAATGCAGTACCTTTGATGTAGTAAGTCTATCTGATGCAGATGATTTGTATGTAGATGATGAAGGACTATTGGTTGAAGGTAATCAAAGATACTTTAGTTGGTCGGGTAGAAACTTTGCAGGTAAAGGCTTGATTATGGGGCATGATGATGAAGGCGAAACAACTGCAACAACATATGACTTACAAGAAGTTGTTGACAGAGTAGAGTTTTTATCAGAAGGACACAGAGAAGAACCATACATGGGTTTTATAGAATGGAAATAATATTAGTAGTCATAGCAGGTGTATTACTTGTTGCAATGACAGGGCTGTATATGTACTTGGTTGACAAGAATAAAATAGAACCTTATGTACCACCAAGAGTACAGCGTGGAAACTTTTGGGATGCAGAGACTAAAAAGTTTTACAAGTGGAATGAGTTGATGGAACTTAAAAAACAAAGGGAGATAAACAATGACTGAGTTTTATGAAGCTGTTGAAAAGCAAAAAGAAATATTAAAAAAAGAAGCTGAAGATAACCAAGTAAAATATATTGACATAAGAATCAATGATGGTAAATGGACAGAGAGCACAACTGATTATGTTTCGGGTAGAAGAGTTACAGAGTTTAACGATAAGCGTAAGAAAAATATAGAGGAGTATTATGGCGAAGACGTGGACTAAGAGTACATATACTTCTGCTACACAAGGCAGAGGTAAAAAGACAAGTCAAGGTAGAGGTAACGTTGGCACATCTACCATGAACAAAAATAAAAAAGCCAACTTAAAAAAATATCGAGGGCAAGGTAAATGAATGATATAGAAAAATTATTAAAAGAAAAATTAGTCAGTCAAGGTATAGACAAGGCTTGGTTGAATGAGCATCTTGAAGTTTTGACAGACGATGAGGATGATGATGAGGAAAACGAATGAACATATTTTATTTTGATGAGTGTCCGACTATATCAGCAGAAGCACAGCCTGATAAGATGTTAGTTAAGATGCCACTAGAAACAGCACAGATGTTATGCACAGCACACCGAGAACTAGATGGTGATGAGTACGCAGATGCTAATGGACTTTACAAACGTGCATACTGGAATCATCCATGTACTATATGGGCTAGAGAATCTAGCTCTAACTACTCATGGTTGTATCGACACTTCCTAGCACTAGGTTTGGAGTATGAGTATAGGTATGGTAGAAAACATGCAAGTGTTGTCAAGCTAGAAGAACCATTGAGTAAGATGCCCGATAACATTACACATACAAGCATGACACCACTAGCACAGGCTATGCCTGAGGAGTATAAGAATGAGGATGCTATCATTGCTTATCGTGATTACTGCATTAACGAAAAACACTATGCCAAATGGGAACGCAATAGAACTAAGCCTACTTGGTGGACAGCACAGGAGGTTGCATAAA